CCCAATGCTACACAATCAGAGTACGTGAATTACAACCACGGACCGAGATTGCACCACTGTCGTACGTAAAGGCGTTTCACAACGTGCTTTACGCGGCCACGGTAGTAAACCTCTTGTGAAAGAGATTTATCTACGCTGCGGTTCCGGAGACGCGCTAGTAGTAACGCGTGATCCTCAGAAGCGTACCCACAAGGTACGCTGACGACATGTTTAGTGAAGCTACCTTCGTAGCCGTACTTCGCATGTACAGGATTGGACTCGTCATAGTTTCCTATGAATCCCCCATCTCCATAGCCATCAGAGATCATGAACCGCCTTTTGGGCGGTACAAGTCGGATAAGGTTACTAACGGTGCGTTTGATAGAACTATCACGATATCGAAAATTTCCGATAGCATGTGTGTTCAATCGAATGACACTATTGTATGCCTTGCGAATGGCTTCATCGTTTCTGAGTACTTCCTTAAGGAAGTACGGTTTGCAGCTTATACCATTCCAATAATGCTCACCGCAGGACTCGCGAAAATAACCGGAGGAGAAACTCTTCTGCTTATTAACGACAAAACCGAGGTAGGCACATAGAGAGGTATAACGATCAACAGCGTCAACGGGGATGATAACATCATCACCATAGACACTTACTTCATGCGTATCGAGTGGACTTGAAACACAGGCCACAGCTAGCGCATAGAAGATAAGACTTTCTAGCTCAAACGTGAAGCCATTCCCCATACTGGAGAATTTCTCATATTGAGTCAGAGAGTTGTTGATAAGGCCCTGGTGAGATCTGAGAATACTAAGAACTAAGAACCAATCAGGAGGCAAAAGCTCCCTGACTGTTTCGAGGCTAATAGTATCACTAGCGGCAGAAAAATCAATGGTGGCAAGGTTATCAAACTTGCTACCGACTCTTGCGAGTCTCTGATTATGACGCTGGTCGTTCAGATTAATCCCAGAACGAAGTAAACGTCGACGAATCATAGTACCAACACCCTTTTGAAGCCAGAGATTTAATCCTGGCTCAATGGCGATGGTGCGATCCGTCTTCGAGTTCTTCGGGACAGTGATGACTTCGTTTCCGGACATGATCGATCGATTTCCGATCGTCCAAGTCGGGTAAGCGATTGCAAAAAGATCGCCAAACGAGTCATGAAGTAGTTGCGTTGTTCCAGTTTCAGACCGGAACTTATTAACCGGACTGGTGTCACTTCCCTTTATGAGGGTAGTTACGCCAGGGCCCCAGTTAGCGCTATCAAACATCTCGTCTCCAATAAACTGACCGAGTATGTTGCTTATTTTACGCCGAGCTGAAAAAATCAGCGAAGCGTGCTCCAGTGTTTCATTCTGGCGCAGAGCAACACGTCGATTAGTTAATCGGCAAGCCTTCTCAGATTCCTCGAACTTCTCGAGTGCAACTGCCTTCAAATCTAAATCCAAAGATAAGAAGTCCGCTTTACTAAGAAACTTAGTTGCAGAGTAGGCCCGTCTGAACGTCTCGATAGAGTTATGATCTTGAGGATCACATTCTAGGTCGACTAATTGGCGATGTTCATTATTAATGAACAATAACCAAGTAGTCAAGCCACGAGCACAATCTAAAGACGAGAGATAGTCGCGAATGAACCTAACGGTTCGGTGTCTTACATGAGTCTGCTTCATGCTATAATTTCCTTCTAAAGAAGAGAAACTGATAAATGGACCGTTACTCTCAGAGATCCGAGAGTAGAACTGGTTAATAGAAATTAACCAGATCCTGGACAGCTGATCCAACGAGAGATGTGTACATAAGGCCTTTCGCCATATATACGAACTTCTCACGCTGGGCAGCGGTGGCGTTCTTCGGAACGACAACCTCCAGACGTGCTGCCACTTCGCCAATCTTCAGCGTTGTGTCAGTTGTATCCATAATCGGCATGTTCAGGTTCACTTGGACACGCGAGACCTTACCGCCTTTGACAGGGAGACGGACGCTCTGAGTCGCCGTAGTGCGGGCATCGAGGATGCTCTCACCAGACGACCAGTGCGCTACGCCTTTCGCGTCAATGGCGGTGGGGTTCAGGGTAATGGTTCCAGTGGAACCATCGGTTGCAAGTGCAAAAGCTGCGATAGCAGGCATGGTGACTTCCTTAAGAGGTTACTTCTTTAATTGTGCAATTAATGCTATAGCTTCAGCTACATGGTAAGTTGAAAACGGAGACTTGAATTGAAAAGTAGGTAAACCGACGAAGGGAACAAGTTCCCTAGTACAGTATACCGCTTCTCTACCTTCATGTGCCCGCCACCAGCTCGCCTGATAACAGAAGCCAATCGTATTAAATTGCTCCGGTGTAGCAAACCCATTAGGGCTGACTCTGTCAGCCCACGGTGGGTAGTAGATTCCCACTTCGTAGCCAGATTCGGACGATTTGATAAAAGTCGTCTTCCATGTCTCGAGCGGTACGACACCGTCTAAGGAATGAAGCGTTTCTAGCAACGTGCCAATATTGGCGAACCAATCAAGCACAAAGCTATAAGGCGTTAATTCCCAAACGGTTTCTTCTGGGGTGGATAGTCCCAGAAGAACCGAATCACGCACGGCACGATCAATGATTCCGAGGTCTACAGAGTATTTAACTCTGATCTCGTACTCACGATTTGCCGTAAAGGAGTATCCGCTAACGTAACCACTACAAGTTTCTTGACCCTTTTGATTTTGTTCTTCAAGAGAGCCATTGAAAGCTGAGGCGGCGTCGTTATAGAGCTTCTTTGCGTGACCTTCTGCGTGGACGACAGCATTAGTATCCATAAAATGGAGAATATGCTTCGCCAATTGGTTAACGTCCTCTACCAGGGGACGTATACCAAACTGAAACATGAGAAAGTCATTTGTAATTGAATTATTACCTTTATTCAAGAACAAAGCTTCCTCCACTCCGATAAGGTCCCCATGCTTAAGAGCAGTAAGGATCTTCGCTAGTCGTTTGACTAGGTCGACAAACATAGAAACAGTTTGTCGTATCTGAGCAAGTTCAGTCGCATAGTTTACCTCTCGTAACACGATGCTCTTATGGAGCCGGGCCTTGGCTAATTCATTAACCTCGGCCAACTCTAAATCGAACAACGTAGGGAGGTAAATCGGTTCATCGATGACACCTTGCGGTGTCAGCCATGGAATACCCGGGAGTGAATTCCGGGCCGCTTCGAACACAGGGAACATGCTTGATGTATCAGCAGCTCCTTGCCATTCTTCGCCTAATTCACATGTCCAGCTGTAATAGCCATCGATGTCGGTAACAGTTCTCATTGAGAAATTGTTAACCCCCCGCTGGTTAGCTTCTTTCGTTGAGTAATAATAAAGCAGATTACGGCGACCGGGTACTTTATGCGACTTGAACGTCTCGTACATCCCTGTAGGGACAATACGATATATCTTCGTCGGAAAAGTATAGGCCACCGTATTCAGCTTAAAACCGCTCTTCGTAGATCTAACAAAAACGGGTTCGTGCAGGACGCGACGGTAGTTATACCGGCGTGGCCAAACACCCGTAGCAAGAAATACGGCACGACGATAAGCGAGAGGGACTTCTTCACGTTCCGTACTGTAAAACGGTCTTGCGACCGGGATACGTACAGTAGTGAAGTTGACCCAACCGCTATCATCATCGCCGAGTTTCGAGTTACGTCGAAGCCTTCGATAGTCATTGACCCAAACGGTCGGAAGATTATCAACCGGCTGTCCATCAATTTTCATAATGGGTAGTCGGCGAAGTGCTTCTTTCCAGCGAAGTCGATTAGCGAATTTATTATAGTCGGAGGAGTATCGTTCCCACGATACTCCATTCCTATACGGACGCGTAACAAGCCACTCGCGAAGAGTGTCATGCCACGTTCCGCCCCAGAGCACTTGGTAGATCCTTTTGGGTTCATCGAGCGTTCTGCCGGCGGTGCCCCGCTTATAAATAAGCGCGCTAGTCATTTCAATGTACCATCAGAGATGACGGCAGGCCTTACGGCCGATTCGTGACTTGCGTCACCAGTCGATAGATTCGACTGAAACAGACCTTCAATTACCGGAAGGAGGGTAGGTACGAAAGATGGATTGAGATACGCAACCGCGCCTGTAATTAAACAGACGAGGAGGCGACGCTTAATTTTTTCATTCATATCATTCTCCAAAGGTAATTGGAC